TTAAAGAAGCTATCGGTTTATCTTCATCTGCCATTTAAAATACCTTTAATAATTAGGGTACAAACTCATAACGCCGCCACCATTTGCTTTTCTTGCAGCGCCGCCGCCGCCTTTGTTACCGCTACCACTAAAATCAATAGGAGCTACGTTGGGTATTTCGATAGTATTGGGGTTAGCCATAGCGGGTCTTGCCATTGAACTCATAATAGCGTTATAGCTTGCCGGATCACTTTTGGCTAAGTCAGCCAGAGTTGGTGGCTCAGATGCTGGATCAATAGCTGGGCCCGTATACCTAGGACCCATGTAGTGAGATCCTGCTAGGATTGCTGCTATACCTTCCGGGCTGTAATCTTGTGTTGCGGCTATAGCTGGATCATAGTCACTAAACACCGGCGATTGTACTCCGGCATTCATTAAAGCTGGACCCTCAAAAGGATTAACAATGCCTAGCTCTACCAAAGACTTACCGCTAACTCCGGTTGTTTCCCCGGCTAACATACGGTTATAGTCTTCTATAAGATTGGCTTTATCTCCGTATTGAGTTGCTGTCCCTGTTTCTGCGGCATAGTCTATTCTACTTTGATCCAAAGCATCTCTTTCGGCTTGCAAATAAGCCTGACCTTCTTGGGATTCAGTAAACGCATTTTTAGTAGACTCACCGCCGGGTAATGCAGTTACGCCACCGTACAGTGAGTTAAAGGCGCTGGCTTTGTCGCGATTCATTCCTGCGGTGTCCATTGCGTTGTCAAAATCCCTTGTTCCTTCGTCTACATATCGTGTAGGTGGTGAGTAATATTCTATACCCGAGGTACCCATTCCGGCTCCACCAGAAAAATCGTACATTGTGTCTGGACTGCCCACACCTACTGGAGCGCCCTCTTCAAAAGCCGCGTTCTCATAGTCCCGCGCCTGTATAGTAGGTACCATAGTAGATGGATCTACTAAAAAATCTCCAGCACCGTAATTTCCACCAGGTAAGTTAGGGTTAAACACCCCTTGGCCCGGAACAGGAACGTAAGCACCTCTAGGATCAGACAGTGCCTGTGACGGAAGGTTAAGATTAAAATTAGGTTGAGCGTTCATAGCGGGGGCGGGTGCCGTACCAAATAAACCACCGCCTTGTTGAAAATGAGGTAATGTTTCACGTGGAACATTTAAAGGACCTTGGCCCGCGTAGCGAGGAAGGCCTGTTATTCCCATCATTTTAGGTCCCACTGCTCTGTCTCCTCAGTTTAGGTAAATATTAGTCTAACATATATTAACCGTAATACGCATTAACTTTCAAGCGTTCGCCGGCGTTGTCAAAACCCCAATCATCCGTAGGTGTTTGCACAAAATTACCTTGTCTATAACGCAGCAAAGCTTGTGTCATGCTGTCTACTAAATCGTCATAACGGCCGTTAGGAAAAGCCGCACATTCTTCAATTAATTCGTCTGCCCAAGGTTCATCCGGAGCCCAAACCATACCGGCTTCAAACAAAGGAGAGATAGCGTGCACTCGAGAAATTTTATCATTGCCTTTACTGGGCGTAAAATTAATAACCGGGATACCCATTTGACGTAATTCTTGCGTTAACGGCGTACCGGACGCTTTTGCCTCAATAATAACGGTCTCTGGGTCCCAAAAATCGTATTGTTCTTTAGCTATCGCCTTTAACTCAGGAAAATCCCAGCGTCCTTTCTTTACATCTAACAAAATAATAGCCGGTTCGCCCCCTATTTCCTGTGGATAAAACACACCCCAAGTAGTAATGGCACTAAAATCAGCCGTTTCTTTCTTAGAAAACGCGGTATCGTAGCTTTGGATAACGTATTGTAAGCTAGGCACCTCTACTTTTTTCCATTTCTTCCACCACTCGCGTTTTAAAATAGCCAAAGTTTCCGAGGTTGGGTTCTGTTGATACTGTGCGTTCCATTTATAGGGCGGTACGGACGCTTTTACCCCTAGCAATTCGTCTTTTGACCAAAACTCCGGCCAGCAAGGGTTTCCAGACGGCATCAAAGCGGGTAGTTCTACTACCTCCCATTGATCGGCTATCGGGTCTTTAGCTTGCGCCCGCATCAATTGTCCCGTCATGTCTTTTTCTGACCACCGGGTTTGAACTAATACAATAGCACCTCCCGGCTGCAACCGTTGACGAGGGCCACCGGTGTACCAGTCCCAAGCTTGATCGAAACCGTTGTTAGATAACGCGGTTTGTTCCGAGTGCGGGTCATCAATAATAATTAAATCACCACCCCGTCCCGCTAAGTTTGAACCAACGCCCACGGCGTAGTACATCCCACCACTTTTTGTGTCCCACCGACCGGATGCTTTACTGTCTGCGGCTAGTTTTGTTTTTGGAAAAACCGTAGCGTATTCATCTGTTTCTAATAAGTTTTTAACCTTACGTCCGAAGTTAACAGCAAGTTCCGTGGTGTGTGTTGCTTGAATAATTTTCATGGCGGGATTTCTACCGATCATCCAAGCGGGAAACAAGAAACTAGCAAACTCACTTTTTGTGTGTCGAGGCGGCATATTAATAATCAATCGTTTAATTTTACCATTTGCAATATCTTCTAGTTTTTTTGCAATAGTCTTATGGTGATTGCCTAAAATAAATTCGGGCCACATCGCTTGGACAAAAGCTAGGAAATTATTTTTACTGTTCTCTACTTTGTCTAATTGAGCTAACCGTAGCTTTAAACGTAATAATTTTGTTTCATCTTCAAAGATATTCATGGGGCAAAAACTTTAAATAATTTTTCCCACTCTACAAAAGGACCTTTAAACTCAGCAACTTCTTGGGAACCTTTTAAACCATCCATAACAAGATTAACCGCTTCTTCGCCTTTAAAAATTAAAATACGAAAATCTTTTTCATTTATCTTCTGGTGCTTAACCAAAACCCAAACGCTGGCATGTTGGTGGCGCGTCATAAAAGCAACTTGGTGCGGACGCAAGCCTACCTTATTGCCGTTACAAAACTTTAATTCTATTAAATGAAACCTACCTTTTTCATCACAGAGCATGACGTCTGGTACACCGGGCAAGGCCCACGATTCTAATCTAGTGGGTAGTATTTTTGGTCGTGTCCGCTTCAAAGCTTCCCGGACTTGTTTCCACAGTCCCGATTCCTTCGGCGTCGCGGTTGCTGGTATCTGTTTGTTTTTCACTGGACGGGCCATAAGATTTTATTTCCTCGATAGCTTTTAATACTTCTTCTTTGCTCATTTGGTCTATGCTGCCGTGCCGAACTTCACTTTTGCTTATGTAAATATCACCTTGGGCTTGCCCTCGACGATACTCGGCTTGTACGGCTGCAGAGTAAGCTCCATTGCTTAATGCTTCATCACGAATTCTCTGTAGTTCACGAACATGCCTGCCATACGTTACGCCAAACTTTGCATCAAGCTCGTTACGATAACGTTTAATCTCAGCAACAACATGCGGGCTTATATCAGGGTTTGTTAATTCATACGCTCTTGTGTGTGAAGAACTTACCGAGTAGCCAGCATTAATTGCCGCCTCTCGTAAAGTTATGTGACCGTCGTTGGCAACCAACTCACGAACAAATAATTGTTGCATACGAGTTAAACGTGTTTTGGAGGATAACCCCGGACGTCCATTTTTTTTAATTTTTTTCTCGGCCATTGGAAAAAAATATTAAATTTTTTTGGACCGAAAAACAAGCTAAAAAAATATTAAATTATTGTCAGTTAATCTTATATCGTTTTTAACTGTACCGTTTGTACGAAACCGAGTTATAACCGCTGCTCCCTAGCTACCTGTGCGTCGCTCGTAAGTCGTTGATTTATAAGGAATTTGACCATAATACAAAAAGCATGCTTCTGGGACTCTAGCCCTTAATTCTAACGAAACCCAATCACGGTGCGCGGTTCAAGGAATTGCGGCGGGCATGTTCGGCAGCCGGAACACCGCTGAAACCCGCATAACTATGGGCTTCTGTGTTCGATAGCTGATACTCGAGTGCCGTCCAAATGATTCTAGCCCATTGTCCGGGCCGATCTGGGGCATGTATACGATAATTTGATATACATTCGATGTAATTTGATAAACATTGCGCGGATCTGGGGCGGTGGTGGGGTGGATCGAGGTTCGACCCGGGTAGATCGAGGGGCACGGTTCGCGGTTCTGGGCTCACGGTTCGCGGTGGTAGGTTTTGGATCATGCTCGAGGGTTCGAGGGCGGCTGGTTTCACTGATAAACATATGTCGAGATATTGCCCACCCTAGGGGGAGGGGTGGGGCAAGATCGCGGCTTAAATCGAAACCTGTGAACACGTTATCCACAGACTGGTCGAAAAACGTACAAATTGAGATAAATCGTAAATCCAAAAAAAGAAACCGCTAAACTAAGGGATTTAATTTTAACCGGGGCAGCTCTGTCCAGGACAGGAACTATCCACAGGCCCCTCCACAATTTTTTAAGTTATCCACAGGTTTGAGGCAAAAGAAAACCCGCCGAATGGCGGGCTTAATTGTTGGGTCATTATCGACGTTTATATATTGCGCATGTACTCACCCAATCGCTTGGGATCGGGTGGGTTATCGATCACGTTTAGCGTGTCGCTGATTAGATCGATCGCGTCGGTGATTAGTTCGTCGGTCAACTGCTTCAATTCCCATGTCGAGAAAGCCGCAACAATCGATTTTTGAGCGTGCCCGTATGAACATGCATATTCATGGGCGATATAACTGGTGAATTGATTGATGACGAATGACCGCATTTTTTTTAGATCAGGATAGGCGGCATTAATGCGCTCGATATTGCGCTTATAAACTGCGTACCCATCATCGGAATAACTGCCATCAATCCACATTCTAAAATTGCGCCGGTCGATATGATTACAGCAATCAATAATATTAGCGCCGTCAGTATATGAACTGGTCGCGGTAAGATCGTTTTTTATGCGCTCGGATATACTCATACTTCACCCCCTTCCCATTTTTTAAACGCGGTGTTTATTTCTGCGCTTGTCGGCGCTTCCCACGGTTGCCGGTTAGCCGGATAAAGCAATTCATCAATCGCGGCGATAAGATCAAATAATTTCTCGCCGCTATCGCTCGGATCAGCGTGAAAATTAACGGCATTCTCATCAATCAATTTCTCGAGAATATCCCGAGCATCTAAGACCTGCCGGCGAATACTTTTATTCGTCTTTAAATCATATCCGAAGAATTCAGGACGGTGAATATACCTGTGGTAATGATAGCGTTGTTTCTCGGATATACTCATGCTTGCACCGCCTTGAGGTCGCCTATAATCTGCTCGACCTGATGCAACACTCTGGCACGGCTTCCACTAAACCCGTCATTTTTTAGCCGCTTATATGCTGACTGCCCGCGACCATGTAAGCCGGCAATTTCTAATTTTAGCGCACCACGCAACACGACCAAACGCGCTAGGCTTATTGACTCTTTCGGTATAACGATTAAATTTTCCATCTTTATTACTCCACTTTATACATTACGGGATGTAATGCTTATAACTAAATGTAAACATATATGGGACATTATGCAAATACAGGCAATGCCATTGCTAGGGGCTAATGATTTGATGGGCTTATATCGAAGATAAGAGCGCGCAAAAATGGCGGATATAAAAAAACCCGCCGAATGGCGGGTTAAGTTTTGCGAACTATGGGCCCATAAGATCAGGCTATGTATTATTCACCCCCAACAACGATACGACAATTTTGCAAAGCTTCATTGACTTTTTTAGATACAATTTTGTTAAAATCGGGATCATAGGTCATGTAATCTTTAATCATGCTATCGATGTCGTTTTGATGTTCGTTAATATCGAATCGGCGGTTTATTTTTTCTTCGAGTTCGTCTAAGTCAATCGCTTCCGAATAATCGATTTCCAGCCCCTCATTGGCTTGGTTAATTACATCAATAACTAACTTTTTGTAGTGACCCACCATATCATCGTATTTATGGTTTTTTTCTTGGGCAATAGCTAAGCTCGCTTTATGAATAGAGATTTCATCTCTGGCGGTCATTAAATCATTTTGTAGTGACTTAATGGTTTCTTGATCGGTCATAAGACCGATTATCACATCTGGATTTTTCACTTTTACATACTCCATTTATTAAGGGTTATTCTACTGGCTACCCTGATGCCATAACTTAAAGATATAGAATATGTCTTATACATGCAAATAAAAAACCCGCCACACGGGCGGGTTCATGGAGTGACAATTAAGGTTTTTTAAGCAGCAACCCCCGCAACTGCATGCCATTGATTAGGCGATAAATTGAGCACCTTGCCACCCAATCTCGACCAATCCTCGCGATTGTCTTCGAGGGTGCTATCTTGGTTGCCGACGGCGGTAACCGCATTAACAAAGGTCGCTCGAGATGGCGAACCATAGTTATACCCGGACTGCTGTAAGGTAGCCATTAGCCCGTCTAATACTTTGTTATTGTCCGACTTAGGCAATTTAAGAATACCGCACAAGGTATCGACCGCTTGCGGTAGTGGGGCATTTACTTTGTCCTCATGTGCCGTTTTCATCTGCTCGATCACCTGATCGAAGGTAGCTCGATCGGCAAAGTTAGTAACAACGTCACGAAGCTTTAAAGATAACGCTTGATTGTCCGCCTGTTTCGCTTCATCCGTCAATAAACTCCATGTATCAGTACCGCGGCTAGAGGTTACATGCGTTGATCGAGATTTGTTGGCGGTCTGCATGCCATTCAAGCAA